CTTTTTTCTTGTTGCCATTTTTTGCCTTTGTGTTTTGGTTGACGACAAGCTCTTCGATCTGGTCGGAAAGAATCTTGGCGAGCGTATCGTCGTAGTAGCTGATGGCTTTGCACAGCTCGTTCTGATGGATCATTCGGATGGCGTCGCGCACACCCTTGTTGTATCCACCGTTGAACTCGTCGTCGCCTTCAACAATCAATGTGATGGCGTCACGCACAAGTGCTGATGCTTTGCGGTGACCTGCTGCTTCCTTGAGTTTCTTGTGCACCTCCTCCGGCAGGTGGACGGAGTAAGGAATCATGCGTGTGGGTTCCATTGCTGGTATTCCTCGTATACGGCCCAGAATCTCTTGGCCTTTTGTTGGTCTTCTTTCAGCTCAGTGCGCGACTCAATGTCGAGTTCACCCTTGAGCCATTCGATTACGTCGGCCTCCTTCTTCTCAAAGATTTCTTCCTTGTCGAAGAGGTACTGCGCGAACTGTTTATCGCGGCACAGAATGCCTGCGGTACGAACGGGGTCACGGCTGTATTCCTGATCCCTGCTCATTGGTTTATCTGCGTCGTTCAATCTCACCATGACCACCTGATACCTTGCCCCAACGAAGTCGCGCATCAGATCGACAGGCAACTCGTCAGGGTGAATGTTTAAGGTCAGGATTATTCCAGTCTTGTCCTGCTTCATGGCGATCTTGACGGCTTCAAATTGGAGCGTCTTGATGGCCATGATCAGAATGGCAAATCGCTGTCGTCCATGTCATCCACTGGCGCTGGCGCTGGTGCTTGGCGGCGCTCTTCGCGTGGCTCCGCATCCTTACGTCCGCCTTGCAGCGCAACGTCGCTCACGCGCACATCCATAGACTTGCGCTTGTTACCTTCCTTGTCGGTCCACTCACGCTCAGACACGGAGCCAGTCACTGTGACGGCTTGGCCCTTGGTGAGGTACTGGGACAGGGACTCTGCACGCTTGCCGTACAGGCCGCAGTTCCACCAGATGGTTGGCTTGTCACGACCCTGAGAGTCAGCGACGGAGAAGTTGCAGATCGCATCTCCGTTGGCCAAGTATTTAACTTCTGCATCTTTGCCGAGCGAGCCGGCTACTGTGATCACGTTCATGCTGCTTCCTTGTGTTTGGCGCGTGCCTGTTTAAATTCATCCATCAATACGTCGTATGCGGTGGGGGAGCCACTCTTCACTTCGTCGTAGATGTTGCGGTTGGTTTTGAAGATGTTCATCACATCAGCTTCTGACTTTGCTTGAGCGATCTGAAGCATCGTTGCGTCGATGACCAGCTGTGACCACTCGCCGTGATCGCCCTCTGGCTTAGCCACAACCTTGAGCTGCCACTCGGTGTCCTTGCCTTCGACCTTGACTGGTGCTTTGGCTGCTGGAGCTGGAGCTGCTGCGGGCTTTGCTGGCGCGGCCTTTGGCTTGGATGCGTTGTTGCCATCGTCATCTTCAGGGGCAATGCCGCAGGCCGTCATCAAGCTGTAGCGACGAGCGTAGGTCAAAGCTGAGCCGTACCCCTGAGCGTCGTGCTTGGTGGCCGGTACGTGCAGTTTGCCGCTGCTCATTTGCTCGCCTGACGAGTGAATGAAGATGGTCTCAACGATCACGCCATCGGTGCACTCGTGCGTTGGTTGCATCAAGAAGATGTCGTTGTTGTTCAGCGCATCAATGACGGCCTCGACGCAAGCAGACAGGTCTGCATAGCGGCTACGGAACGCCGGGTTGGTGCTGGTCTTGAGTGCTGGTCCAAACTCTTTCTGAGCCTTGACCAGTGCGGATGAGATTTCTTTCATTGAGCGTCCTTACGTTGTTCTTTGTTTTCGGGGTGAAGCAGCCACTTGTTTCCAAGCATCTCGATTGATCTCTGGCGCTTCTCTTCGTTGCTCTGCTGAAGGCGTTCGATCAGCTCTGGAGTAATGGGTCCATGCAGCGGGTTGGCGCTGATGGGGTTGATGTCAAACGTCTGGAAGAAGTCTTTGATCTTCATGATTGCTCCTTGTTGGCCTTCTTGTCTGCCCAGTATTTTTTCATGCGCTCAGACGCTGCTGCTTTGCTTTTCTCGCCCCAAGGCTTTGTCTTGCGCTTAACCTCTTCTGGTTGGCTGGCGGGCGCTTGTGTAAGCAATGCGGTCAGTGTGATTACTCTTGCCTCAAGAAACTCAAGTCGTGCATTGATGGCGTTTTTCTCTGCATTGGAAATAAACATGTCCGTTCCTTAGTAGCAGTTGGTTGTGCAGTTGTTGCCGTAGCAGCAGGTCGTGCAGTACACGGTGCGGCCATTGGCTGTGTACGAGCTAGTCGAGCAAGCGGCCCATGTTGTGGTTGCCAGTGTTGCCAGATATGCGGAAATGATGAGTTTTTTCATGATGCGTCCTTATTTGAACCACAGCCACATGCCGTGGAGAATGCCGATTGGAAAGAAGATTGCGCCTGCAAGAAGAAAGCCCCACAGACCCTCGCTGAAGCAAGTGAAGATGTGATTGAACCATGCGAACAAGCATGTTAAACCGATGATCCAGCCCATGTGAATCTCCTTATTTGCGTTTGCTCCGCACCCAAGATGCGAGGCGTTGTACTTGCCAGCCGATCCAAATTCCGATCAGTAGCGCGAGGCCCATGGCGACGATGACATCGCCACGGCCAGCAAAGATGCCGACTGCGTTCATTGCTCAATCTTCTTCAGGGTTTTGGGGATGTCGTTGTTGCAGGCGTTCTCCTGCTTGGCCAATACCGCCCGTGCTTTGAAGTCTGCATCCTTGTAGCAACCCAGATTGCCGGAGACAGTCGAGCACTTCAGCTTTTCCTGTACCGCCTTAGTCTTGGCGTCGATTAGGTCAACACTTGCCCAGCCGTCACCCTGAGGGCAGCTGGCCTGCTGCGTGCTGTCTCCGCGAGACAAGATGTTCAGGGACTCGTAGCCGTTTTCGGCACGCCACTTCTGTGCGTTGTAGCGGCTGTTGTCGTTGGCGATGCTGCGTTGGGTTTCCAGTGTGTCGAAGGAAACTTCTTTGTTGCCGCAAGCGGTAAGTGCCAGTGCGGTTGCGATTGTGATGATGGTTTTCATGTGTTTCTCCTGTGAGTGGGGTTTATGGCTTAACGGGGAAAAGTTGTGAGAGAACGCTCTCGTACTGGGTCTTGCGGCGCTCAAGCAGAGCCACCTTGTCCAGCTTGTCCAGCAGGCTTGGGAAGTTGATGTCTTCCTTGGCGCACTGCTCTTGAATGTCGGCTTCCAAACGAATCAACTCGTCGTCCAGCTTGGCCATCTCCAGCTCAGCTTGGCTGCGAACCTTGCGTGCGCGGATGGGTGCCAGTGCTTCTGACAGCTTCTCCTTGGACATGGCGATGATTTCTGCGAATGGTTTGAGTTTCATGCTGCTTCTCCTGTGAGTAAAAGTTTGTTGTCTGCTTTGCTGAGAAAACTCAGCGGGTCTTTGGGGTCGTGCGTTGATTGCAGTGTTCCAATCGTTGCACCTGTTCCGCTGGCGGAAATCACAAATGGGTTGTGTGCCATTTGCTGTTGGGCTGCGTACATGTTGCGCTGCCTGTCGTCTGCACGCATCTGCTCTATGCGCAAGTGCTCCATGTGGCGCATGTACTGCGCATGGCTGTCGTAGTACTCGTCACGGTTGACGTCGTAATATCGACCGGGCTGTATGGTTGTAATTGCCATGTGCTTCTCCTTGTAGGTGGGGGTACTCGCTGCGTCTGTCAGGGCTGCACCGCATGAACTAAATCACTTGGCTGAGCGTTATCCGACAGCATCCGCTTTCCCCCCGATTCAATTACTCGTCGTCCCAGTCGGACACGATGTCAGCCAGCTTGGACTTCTTGGCAGGCACGGCTGCAGCCTTGGCTGTCTCCTTGCGCACTTCGGGTTCGTCGTCAGCGTCAGCTTCCACCACGGGTGCAGCTTTGGCCTTGGCAGCTTTCGGGGCGGGTGCTGGGGCTGGAGCCTCATCCTCGTCCTCTTCAACCACAGGCGCGGCCTTAGCTACGGCCTTGGGCGCGGCACCGGCGATCGCCATTGGGGCAGCTTTCACGCCGTCAGCTTGGGCCACCGTGAGGGTCACGGCCTTCTTGGCTTCGTCAGACTCGCCTTGGGCCACGGCGATTGGGTACTCTTCGTCTGTCAACCAGCGCGTAGGCGCGAAGAACAGCTTGGGAGACTCAGCCTTGGTGTCGAACTTCATGCGCGTGACGATCTGCTCGGGGTTGACCGGAGGTGTCTGCGCTGCCAAGAAGCGGGCGTAGGCTTGCAGGGGACGCTTATCGCCTTCTTCCTTACCGAAGATGCTGGTAGCGGGGAGTGTCAGTTGCAGCACATCACCTTCAGGGTTGTTGGCCAACACAACAGCAAGGCGCTGTTGGAAGCGGCAGGCGCGGCTATTGCCGTTACCGGAACCAGCTTCGTTCTGTGGGCAACCCATGCAGGTCTTGCTCTGGGGAGCGGCGATGCTGGCATCAGGTTTCTCACCGTCATTGCTCCAGCAGTCAGGGCGCACAATCGCATCAGCGTTGTAGGCACCGGCGTAGAAGATACGGCTGACCTTGGGGGCAGCGCGGACGATGATGACGTCAAGGTGGCGGTCGTCGATACTGGTGATCTCCTTACCACCTGCCACCAGACGGAACACGCCGCCTTTGATGGAGATGCGCTTGGTGGACAGACCAGCACCGCCGCCCGTCAGGGCCTTGGCTGTTTCAGACAACTCATTGTTACGAGCGAATGCGGGGACGTTGGACGAATTGAAAAGCGTAATGTTGCTCATGATTGCGTTACTTTCGGATTGGTGTTACACGAATGTCGAACCCAGTGACTGAGTTCAAACCCGGCGGTAGAACGCCGGGGTTTTCTTCCAAGAACTGTGCCATGTTGGATTGGGCGATGCGCTTTTCCAGCAGGTCAACGACTTGGTGTTCCAGCACGAATGCTTTGAACGAGTCCCAGTCCTGCGTGTTGTAGCGCGTCGACTTCATCAACGACACTGTTCCAGAGGAAGTCTTGACCGATGTCAGGCCGAGGGCCTTCATCTGGTCTTTGATTGCGAGGCGAATTTCTTCGCGCTGCTCTTCAAGCTCAGCCAGCTCTTTGTCGAGCTGGGCTTGCTTGGCCTTGATCTTGGCGTGGATGGCAACCAGCTTGTCGAGGGGGATAACCTCGGTCTCTGGCGCCGCTTCGATGTCTTCAGTCATTGCTTTCTCCTGTGTGTTTTTTGTCAAGCGTTGGACAGTTTACATGGGTTTTTTCTTTGCGCAACCCCCTTTCAAGAATTTATTTCAAGCGTGAACATCTCAGTCAGAAGTGAGCTATCACTCACTTTCGCTCCGAGGGCTTTGAACATCTTGGCCTCCACTGGGGAGCTCTGGATGTGGAACACGGTCACTTTGTCGGAGTTCTGGCCCTTGCGGTCGGCACGGGCAATACACTGGATGTACTGCTCAACGCTCATCAAGGGGCCGTAGAACACCACGGTGTCAGCTGCGGTTAAGGTAATCCCGTGCGCTGTGGCTTGTGGCTGCATGACCAGCACCCTTGGGTCGGGGTCGGTCTGGAAGCGGTGGATGATGTCGCCTCGTTTGCTGGCCGATACGCCGCCGTGGATGCACTCGTTGGTGATGCCCTTGGAGGTCAGGTACCGCTGGATGGTCTCGATGCTGGCGCGGAACAACGCGAAGATGATGACCTTGCGTGAGGTCTCTTCCAGAATTTCCTCCAGCACATTGAGCCGTGGGCCAGCGTCAAACTCCACCACCTCTTTGGTATCCGTGAGCGCCGCGCCGCAACTGACTTGCAGCAGCTTGCTCAGCATAGCAGCGGCGTTGACCGCAGTGATGACTTCTCCAGCCGCTTGGACCAGCATCTGGTCCTTGAGCATGTTGTAGTACTTCACCTGCTGCGGAGTCAGCGGCACCTCACGGGTCAGCGTCATCACTGGCGGCAAGTCAAGGCACTGGTCTTTGGAGTAGCGGATCGCTGGTTGCAGCGCATTGAACACACGGTCACGCGCATCGTGCTTGGGCGCCCACTTGTACAGCGTGATCTTGTTCATCACCGAGTCACGCCAGCCTGTAAAGAACATCGGCACGTTGTCGGGGTTGACCAGCTTGGCCAGCCCGTACGCATCAGCAGGGGACTGCGATGCAGGCGTGCCCGTCATCATCCACAGGTGTGTCTTCGGTGTGAGGATGGACTTGAGCGTCTTCCATCGCTTGGTGGTCACGGTCTTGTAGGCGTTGGCCTCATCGACAATCACCAGATCAAAGCGGCCATCGTTGATGATCTCATCAGCAATCAGGTTCAAGCCGTCGTAGTTGCAGATCACGAACTCGTAGTCCTGCTGAATCATCTCGATGCGACGGGATGCCTTGTTGTGATGCGCCACGATAGCCGAGCGGTGGATGATGCTGTTGTTCAGATCGCTGAGCCACGCCGAGTGCATGATCGACAGTGGGCACAGAATAAGCACACGCCGCACAAACCCCAGCTTCATCAAGTAGTCAGCAGCCCAGAGGGATGCCAGCGTCTTGCCCGTGCCGGGGTCGTTGAAACAGAACGCACGCTTGTGCATGGTGAGAAATGCGGCTGTCTCCACTTGGTGGGCCATAGGCTTGTAACGCCCCGGCCAGTCATAGCGCCGAGTGATTGGCGACTGGATGTCTTTCACGCCAAGATTCTTAAGAACACGCGCCTCATCGAGGCCCCAGTACACAGCAACGTCAAAGCCGCCGTCATCACGCTCGATGACTTTGTGCTTCGGGATGATCTTGTACTTCTCTGGGTTACGCGTTCTGAAGACAACGGCTTTGTTGTCGATGATGTCCAATTTACTTCTCCTTGAGGAAGGGGCACAGCCCCTTCTCTGGCTGGTACAACCAGCACAATGTTTTGTTTGTTACTCCGTCGCAGTCTTCATCGAAGTCTGCGCACTGCACATCACTTGTTGTCTCCTTGGTTGGCTGACTTTGCACGCAGTCGCAAGTTGCCTGTTGTGGACTTGCCGCCTTTGCGCAGCGGCTTGATGTGGTCAATGTCTTTGCCTGCACGGTCGATGCCTTTCTTGTCGTATGCACGACGCGCACGTTGGCGCTCATGCTGGTCTGAGTCTGGGCCGGACTTGCCGGTCTCCAGATCACGTTGGTACTCTTTCTTGTAGTCTCTAGTTGCCATATCAATCTCTCTTTCGATTGTGTTCACAGGTTTTAACAACGCACCACCCGCATAGCGGTGTGGGCTTGGGGTTCCACACCCCGGTCTCATGCGCCTTTTCAATGCGGGCCACGCGCTCCCGGTAATCCCACCAGTACTCCTCGGCTTCACCGCGCAAGAAGCTGGCCTTGACCAAGTCGTTCTTGACCACGAACAGCAGACCGCCGCTGACTTTGCGGATGTGCGGGAAGTGCACGAACACCATCAAAGCCATCAGCCGAAGCTGCTCCCGATCTGGGTACTTGTTGTTGCCCGTTTTATAGTCGACCACGCGAGCTGTCAAGTTCTCATCGTCGATGATGAGCAGGTCGGCAATGCCGCGCACCCATACATCTTTGTCCATGAATCCGCAAGGGCGCAGATCGGCCGTCACGCCCATCTCGTGCTCGCACAGCTTGCGACCGGGCTTGGCCTTGAGCGCATCGAGCATGTCCTTGACGAACTCAAACTGTGGCGGCAACGGCGTGTTGTCCTTGATGTAGTGCTCAGCTGCTAAGTGCAACTCCTTGCCGTACCGGATGGCTTCTGTTTCCGGGAAGGGGTACTGCTTGAGCACCTTCACTTCGTGATAGCGCCGGGGACAACCCTCGTAGTCCTTGAGCGCAGAGTGTGACCATTTAACTGTCATCGTGCTGCCTTTGTGTTTTGTTGCACCCACTGGAGGTGCTCACCTGTTTCGGTGTACTCCTCGATGGGCACTACGCGAACATCCATATCACCGTTTTCACGGTGCGTCATGAGCAACACGCCTGTGCCGTACAGCAAAGCGTTCTTGAACATGGTGTCAAAGTCGTCATCGTTTTTCATCAGAACCTCGCAGATTGAATTGCTTTGTTGAGCCTGCTGCTGAACTCTTCGACGAAGTTCTCGTCGTTGTTCAGGTCAGGGCGGTCCATGCTCTCAAGGATGGCGTGCGTGAGCTCGTGCCAGAAGGTCTCTTGCAGAGCCGACAGCTTGAGCGGTATGCCGTGGTAGGACTTACGCGCCAGCGTGATGGTGCGCTTGGCGTAGTGCACCTCCCCCATATACAGGCGCTCGCGCATGGACTCAGCGATGTCAACGCTGTACCAGTTCTCGCCTACCTTAATCTTTTTTGGCAGTGTCAGTTGTTTCATTTGCTTTCTCCGTAGTTAATGTTTGTAGTTGCCACGATCCGACCAGCATCCCGTCGATGCCATCAGCCACTGACGCCATCAGGTAATGCAACCTTGACAGCGCTTCTTTCTCACTCTGGCCTGTCACCATGACCTTTGCGCGATACACAACGTCGTACTCTTTGAACATCTGCTTTCTCCTTTTCAGTGTCGTTAATTGTTACTGCTTCGCCTGTGTCTTTGAACACCAAGCCCATGCGGCCCTCGACATCGCCGAGGACTACTTCTTTGCCTGCAATAAAGTAGCGCATCGTTACCCCTTTGCCAAACCATAGCGGCGGTGTGCACCGACTTCTGAGTTCAGCGGTATGCCGGGCATGTACTTGGGCTGTGCAATCATCTGCTCCAGCACCCAGTCAATGGCACCCTTGACCTCATCGTCAGGCACGACACAGAGCAATTCATCATGCACTGTGCCTACCACGGGGTACTTCTTGTCCACCCGTAGCATGCCGTCTGTCATCACTACTCGCGCAGTTCCCTGCACGATATTGTTCGTTATCTTACCGGCATACAGTTTGGTGGGCTTCACGCCCGCTTCACCGTACACCCAATTTGTTTGCTTCGTTGCTTTATCGACTTCCCTGCGCAGGTTCGGATATTTGAGCGTCATGCCCGATGGCAATACGATCTCCTCCTTGCGAAAGGTAACGCATTTATACACCACCTCTTCGCCGCCGTAAAGAGACTTCTCCATCAGCTTTGAGCACATGTCCCAAAAACTCACCACGGGGTGCGCAGTGCTGCGGTAGATGTCGATGATCTTCTTGGCCGCTACGCAGTGGATCAGCAACTCCTTCTCGGTGCAGGTGTGGGGAATCTCCCGGAGCTTCTTAACATTCTCGTCCCACCCAACGAAGCGGTCGATGTAGGCGGCATCCACACCGAGCTTCTTTGCAAACGCTTTGTCGTAGCGTACGGGAGGTGCGCCAAGGAATCCAACGAGAAGCTGAGCAGCGAAAGACGCCCAGCCAAGCCCGTACCCGCAGCCAAGGAGTGCCGACTTTGCAGACTGTCGCAGGTCTGGATGGCTTTCTTTTGAAAGGCCGGGTATGTTGAACATCTGAGCACCGAAAGCGGCATAAGCGTCACTGCCAGACCGGAAGATGTCGAGCATATCTTCGTAATCCGCAAACCACGCAAGTACTCGCGGTTCAATTTGCGAAAGGTCCCCGACGACAAGCTGGTACCCCACCGGTGCCATGATTGCTTTGCGTAAGAACGAACCTCGCTTGAGGTTTTGCATGTTGATGGCGCTGCCCTTGGCAGCAGTCCAGCGACCCGTTGCCGCGCCGTAATAGCTAAGCGGTACCGGGAGCGGGCCCCTGCCCGATATGTCCAAGAACCGTTGTGCACGCGTACGCTCGGTTGTAGACTTAACCCGTAGACGCGCTTCACAAAGAAGTGCAACGTCTTCACGTTCACCGTTGAGCAGCGCTTGAAATAGCGCGTCATTTTTTGCAAAAGCAAACGTCTCCTTCCCAGTGGTCTTGCTGACTTTTGTAGGGGGAGTGACACCCATGACAGTGAGGACTTCCGCAAACTTTGGGTTCGACGCAAGTGAAGATTCTTCCACGCCGAGCTTTTTGAGTAGGCCTTCACGCTTTTCTCCTTCTTCTGATAGCGCCTTGATGAGCATCTCCCGGTCCAACTCAAGGCAGGCGTTGGTGTACATGCGCAGGGTCATGTCGATCAGGCGCAACTCTTTGGCAGGGTAGCCTTGGATTAGTCGGGCGAAGATTTCTTCACAGAGGAAGACGTCGTGTTTGCAGTATTCCGCAAGCTCCACCTCGAT